TCTTCCGCCCAGCAGACGGTACTAAGCGGTGCTAATGCCAGAACAGTGTTAGATTATGGTATTTCAAACAACATTTTGACATCATCCGGTGCGCTTCCAGTTAGTATACAACTATCAGGTGGCACTGCTCCGTTCAATAACGTATATTTGATAAGCGGTTCTATCATTGAATATAAAGGAAGTTGTGTAAATCCTGTATTTAGAATTCAAGGTATATTATCCGGTTCATTCGGTCAATATACCGGACAATTCAACTCATACGGAACTTCAAGCAATGACGGATGTGGTAATTGGACATCAAGTTATGCTTCCGGATCTGCGGTTTTATTGGCGGTTCTTGCTGATACTTCAAATAATTCTCCAAATACCAGTTTGGTATCACCCGGATTCAGTGGTTCTTCTTTGAATACCGCATCTGTGTTGAACAGTAACAGTTCAAGTATTATTTCGGACTACTTCTTGAATTTGTCGGGATCAACTAAAGGTACATACGGAACCTATGAATTCTCATTGGATCCAGCCAACACAAAATACATTAAAAATGTATTTCCAACATCTGCTGTAACTTCGCTTGCTACAACAAATGCTTATTTGTATTCTATGTTTGAAGATAGTATCAAAACTATTGCTGCAAATCCAAGTGGATATGGTATCAAAGTAATAACATTACCGGGCGCAGCGGGAACAGCATTTGACGGTTCTTCTCCATTGAATTTCACTGACACAAATTCACTTGCTCCGCAAAATGGTGATAGTAATTTCAGCTTGAATAATGCAAGTACGCCGTTCATCGTGTCTCAAAAGGTTGCATCCGTCAATGGAACAACCTCACGTTATGAACTGTTCCAATTGATGACTCTATCAGATGGAACTAACACAAACACTCAATATAAGATTGAAATCAATGATGTTCGTTTGGCAGGTACTGTACCTGGTAGTGATTGGGGAACATTCACACTTGGAGTTCGTGACTTCAATGATACCGACAAACGTCCTAAGTATCTGGAAATATATACCAACTTGAGTTTGGACCCAGACAGTGCAAACTTTGTTGCTCGTCGTATAGGTGATCGTTACAACTTTATTACGTACAGTGGCAAGATTGTTGAATTTGGAACATATGCTAAAGTAAGTAAATACGTTCGGGTTTCAATGGCCACAAATTCATATCCAGTAAGTGCAGTTCCTTATGGATTTGAAGCATATTACACTCCAGTCGCAGGCGATATTGCTAAAATAACTCCAACATTGAAGTATAGTAATGCTTCTCTATATGGAACTTCACTCGGCAAGTATCCATCTGGTGTAGTATTCAATGATGTACCGTCAACTGATTCTGAAATTGTCAGTTTGTATCCCACTTCTTCAACTGGAGTGCCTGTATATCATGACAATCTTGAGTACTTTGATGCTATTCCTACATCGGCGACCGGCGGAAACAACAGCACGTTCGCACTTGATAACACCATAGTTGGATCTAATACAGGTTCAATTCTTGCTGCAAGTTTGAGTGGTAGTATTCCGTCTACTGTAACTGCACTTGAAACCACTTATGTCAAAATGCGTAAGTTTGTTCTAGGATTCCAAGGTGGATTTGATGGTCAATCACCTGCCGTTAAGATTAACTTGGGCGGTGATATCGTCGCGGGTAACACTCAAGGTTTGGATTGTACCAACATTAACAGTGCAGGATCAATTGGTTATAAACAAGCGGTTGCTGCACTTGGAAATGCGGATGAGTTTGATATCAATTTGATTGTAACTCCGGGTATCTTCCACAGCCAACACAGTTATGTAACACAACTCGTAACTGACATGATTGAAGCTCGCGGTGATTGTTTCTATATCATGGACAATGTAGTATTTCCATCAAATCCTCAACAAAGTATTGGATTGATTGCTGCTGCTGTAAATGATGTATCAACAATTGACAGTAACTATGTTGCAACTTATTATCCTTGGGTCAAGATTCTTGACACAAACACTAATAAAATTGTAAGTGTTCCTCCTTCCGTAGTATTGCCCGCAGTTTATGCTGCAAATGACAATGCTGCCGCTGAATGGTTCGCTCCTGCCGGTTTGAATCGTGGTGGTATTGCACAAGCAGTTCAAGTTCTTGATAGAACAACTCACCAAGAACGTGATACATTGTATCAAGGTCGTGTCAATCCAATCGCAGCATTCCCTGGGCAAGGAATTTGTGTGTGGGGTCAAAAGACTCTACAACAAAAATCAAGTGCATTGGATAGAATAAGTGTTCGTAGATTATTGATTGGATTGAAGAAGTATATTGCTTCAACAAGTAAATACCTTGTATTTGAACAAAATGTGGCTTCAACTCGCAATCGTTTCTTGAGTATCGTAAATCCATATTTGGAGGGAGTCCAACAACGCAGTGGTTTGTATGCTTTCCAAGTTAAAATGGATGAGACCAATAACACTGCGGATATAATTGATCGTAATATCCTTTATGGTCAAATTTATATTCAACCAACCCGTACATCTGAATTCGTAGTTCTGGATTTCAATGTACTTCCTACAGGTGCAGCTTTTCCAAATTCGTGATAAATAATTAAAACATACAAAAACCTCACTCAGAAATGGGTGAGGTTTTTGTTTTATATAAAACGATTTAAAATAAATTATTATATATATATAGATATAGTTATGACATATGAAAAAAGCCACAGGTAAAAGTAATTTAAGCATAGTAAATGATTATTTGAAAGGCGACCGACCGTTCGTACAAGTCGGTTATGATCCCAATATGGAACTTATGAGTAGAAAAGAAGGATCTGAATGGGAAGATAGTCAAGGTAACAAGTGGATAAAACAAGATGGAGTAAAGAAAAAGGTTTCTAAAAAATCCACAATTAATATTGAACAGAAATGTTCTATATGTGAAGCTGACATGAAGTGGGGAAATTATTTGGATCAAAGAGTATATCCAAAATGTGGAAAGTGTTATGATTGTAGCATTATATTTGATGACCGTTTAAAGTTACTTGGGGTTTTTAATGAATATGCACGATATACTGTATTTCAGAATCAACGGTCAAAGTTAAATGATATAAAGGCAAAATTACAAGAAAGCATAGACTACTTGGAAAATTATGATCCTGCATTGAAGTATTATAACGGAGACGGAACACATGAAGTTTGGACAGACGATACGGATGCTCGTCAAAAGGTTCTTGTAGATTTGCGAAAAGATATGACGGAAATAGATGACAGACTGAAAGAAACCCAGGAAGCATTGAGTCAAATTTCATACGATTCTTCTGTGGAAGAAAAGGCAAAACAAATGACTTTGGAAAGTTTAAAATCTAAAGAAAAAATGAAATTTGATACTCTATGAGTCAGAAAACTCTAAAAGATGTAATAAAAGAAGAGTATAAAAAATGTTTGGTTGATCCAATGTATTTCATGAAGAAATATGTCAAGATTCAACATCAAACTCGCGGTATTATTCCATTTGAGTTATATCCATTCCAAGAAGAAACACTTCAAGACTTTATAGATCACGATAGAAACATCGTATTAAAGTCTCGTCAGATGGGTATTTCAACTCTTGTGTCTGCTTATGCATTGTGGACGATGATTTTTAATCCTGGTAAAAATGTGTTGATATTATCAACCGTTCAAAACACGTCAAAAGAAATTGTTTCCAAGATTCGTTTGGCAAATAATAATCTACCAAGTTGGTTGAAAGTTCCGACTGTGGAAGATAACAGACTGTCTTTGAAGTTTAAAAATGAATCTAGAGTATTAGCAGCATCATCAGCTGCGGATAGTGCCCGTGGTTTTAGTTCATACCTATTGGTAATGGACGAATGCGCGTTCATCGAAAATGCTGAAGAAGTCTGGACATCTGCACAACAAACTATGGCAACCGGAGGTAGAGCTATATTGCTTTCTACTCCAAATGGCGTTGGTAATTTCTTTCATCAAATGTGGGTGGATGCTGAAGCAAGGAAAAATACTTTTAATACAATACGTTTAAAATGGAATTTGCACCCTGAAAGAGATCAAGATTGGAGAAACAGACAAACTGACGAGTTGGGTCAAAAACGATCATCTCAAGAATGTGATACTGAATTTTTGTCTTCAGGAAATACTGTGGTTGATACTGGGATTATTGAATTTTATAGAAATTCAAAGGCCAAAGATCCTGTGGAAATCCGTGGTATTGATCAAGGTTATTGGATTTGGGAATACCCAGATTACAGTAGAAATTATATAGTGTGCGCAGATGTTGCCAGAGGTGACGGTGCAGATTTTAGTGCATTTCATATATTGGACGTTGAAACACTCACACAGGTTGCTGAGTATAGGGGTCAACTGGATACCAAAAATTATGGGAATTTCTTGGTGGAGGTTGCAACTGCGTATAATAATGCGTTATTGATTGTAGAAAATAACAATTATGGTTGGGCGGTACTACAACAGATTATTGACAGACAATATCAAAACACATTCTATAGTAGTGAAGATCTGCAATACGTGGACGTTGAACGTCAACTTAGCAACAAATATAACCGTGAAGAAAAAAAGATGGTTCCTGGCTTTACAACCAGTTCCAAGACTCGTCCATTGTTGATTTCTAAACTGGATACATATTTTAGAGAACAGTCTATAAATGTATATTCTAAACGGTTATTGGACGAACTTTCAGTGTTCATATGGAACTCCAATAAAGCCGAAGCAATGAGAGGTTATAATGATGATTTGGTGATGTCGTTGGCAATAGGATTGTGGGTCAGAGACACCGCATTGCGATTGCGCCAACAAGGTATGGATATGAACCGAAGTCTTATTAATGGAATTTCAAGAGTTTCAAATGATAAAATTTACACATCAAAAACACAACCAAATGAAACTGGGTGGTCTATGAAATTGGGACAAAACAACGATAAACAAGAAAATCTCACATGGTT